CATCAAGCTGGACAAGGACGGCAATCTGCAGGACGTGGAAACGCTGAAGAAGAGCATCGGCGAGGATTGGGGCGACTACAAGGTCACGACGCATAAGCGCGGGGCGTCTGTGCCTAACCCCCCGGACGGCGGCAAGGCCGATGACAACGGCGGCAAGGCGATGAGCCGGGCCGCTGAACTCGCCGCACAGTACCGCGCACAGAAGTACGGAGTAAGGAGTGAGCAAAAGTGAGTTTCATCCTGGGAACCACCAACACGGCGTATCAGCCCGGCTATTTCCTGGCTGATGCCGAGGGCTGCACCCGCGAGACCGTCACCGTCGCCGCCAATCATGCGGCTGTGGTGACCAAGGCGGACGGCAGCAAGTATGTCCCCGCCGGCGCGGTGATTCCCGCCAACGGCGCGACCGCCAAAGGGATCCTGTATGAGGATGTGGACGTCTCCACCGGCAACATGCCCGGTTCCATTGTCACGCGCGGCGTGATCTATGCGGATCGGCTGCCCGCCGCGCTGTCCAACGACGCAAAGACTGCCCTGACCGGGATCCAGGTCATTGCCACGGCTCCGGCTGTGACGCGCCCCACCTGGGCGACCACCACCTGAGAGGAGAGTGTAGACAATGGCGAACCGCTTTGAAGACAACATCCTCGGCCTCGTGCCGCAGGAGGAGTGGCTGGATGTCGGCCTGACCGACGTCACCCGCCCCAACGACCCCGCCGATCAGCTTTTCGGCGATGTCCGCACCAATAACCTCGTGGCCTACTGGGAGTCCATCGCCGCTGAGTACAACGTGCCGCTGATGGCCGTTTTCCATGGGTTTGACACCCAAGCCCAGCAGACCTTCCGCGTGCCTGTGGACACCCACAACATCGAGAAAGGCCTCATCAAGGTCAAGCTCAACCAGAGCGAGCGGATGCGTGCGCTTCTGCGCTCCGGCGTGCAGAACGACGAGCTGTATGACTACGTCCTGAACGACGGCATCCGGCTGGCCGATCAGGTGGTCACCCGCACCAAAGTGGCGAAGAATGAGCTCCTGGCGTCCGGCAAGATTACCATCAAGGAAAACAATCTCGACCTGACCGTGGACTACGGCGTGCCCGCCGCCCAGACCAGCCTGACGCTGGACTTCGGCGCCGGCGCTTCCGCACCCGTGGACGAGCAGCTGGAAGCCATCGTCTCCGCCGCCGTCGCCGCTGGCGTGACGCTCAATGGCTTCTACACCTCCCGCGCCATGCTGAACAAGCTGCGGAAGAACGCAGCGATTCAGCAGGCTATCAACGGCGTGAACATGGTCGGCTCCCTGGTCAGCAACAGCGACCTCCGCGCCTACCTGTCCGAGGAGTTCGGCCTGAACGAGATCATCACCAACGACCTGACCTATGGCGTTGAGGGCACTCCGTCCAACAACCGCCCGCACGTGATCGCGAAGCGGTACTTCCCCGTTGACAAGGTGACCTTCTTTGCCACCAACAACGGCGGCAAGGTCGGTGACGGCCTGTGGGGCGATCCCCCGGAGACCGATGTGGCCCAGTTCCTGGATGTCGCCGGCAGCTCTGAGTCCCCCTATGTGTACATCACGCAGTGGTCCGAAAAGGATCCCGCTGTGCTGTGGACGAAGGCCTCTGCCCTGTTCATCCCGGTGCTGTACAACCCGAACTCCCTGTTCATCGCCACGGCGACCGAGACGGCGGGTGGCTGATGATGTGGAGAGCGCTGGAAATGTTCCGCGATCTGGAAGACCGTCACCTGTATCAAGCGGGTGACGGCTTCCCCCATGATGGGCGGGCAATCAGCAAGGAGCGCCTGAGTGCGCTTTCCAGCAGCCGGAACGCGACCGGAAGGCCGCTCATCGCGCAGGATGAGGCAACTGTCACCGAAGAGACGGAAAAGCCCAGAAGGCCGCGCAAGACGCCAAAAGCAGAGTAATGGAGGTGAGACCGTGCTGCAGCAGGTTTGCGAACATATCCACAACTATTTTATCCGAGGCGACGCGACCCGGATTGATGGGACGATCACCATCGCGGACGGCGCGGTCTCGCCCACAAATCCCGGGCTGAAAGAGGGCCAGCGATTTCTCATCGCCGGGTCTGACCTCAATGACGGGATTTACACCTACCACGCGGACGGCATCACGGACGATGACGATAGCGCCGGGGCGGGGCTGACCGATGAAGT